AGCCCTGACTATTGATATATAGCGTATTTGTGCCAAAGTAGATTGTTTCGGTTCGGAGACTTCCACATCGAAAATAACCTGGATAAATTGAAGTGTTATTCTGAGTCGCTGCGTAATAGTCGTCGGCGCTGGCAAGACTTGTCCTGATTCCCTGAACCGTGTTCGATGTTGTTATCGTTGACCCTGCGATCTTTCCGCCAGAACCCCCGGTAATGCTCCCGTTTGCAATTCGTTCAACATTCAGCGTTCCAACGGTTATATAGTCTGCGTTTAGGTTCCGTATATTTGCGCCGTTTACAGTCAAGACGCCATTGACGATTTCAGCATCTCCGATTCTGCCGCTTGTGGCGTACACTTCGCCCTCGATACGCAAGCCGCTCTTGTTGACGCGCATGACCAGCGTGTTGTTCGCGTACCAACTGTGGCTGTCGGATAGAAGTTTCCAGCTAAAGGATTCCGTGGAGCCGTCATCGCCTGTCTTGTCAACCTTGGCCTCGATGCTACCCTCCGCGATGGAGAGCCGCGCCCGTGTCCGCGATGTCTCGCGCTTGAATTCGCGCTGAGTCTGAGATTCAAAAGCAAACTCATGGTTTACCTCTTCATCGAACGGAGCGGATATGTCAGCAGTCATTAGTCTGCTGTGCGTTGTGTTGATGGAGTGGATAACGGAGAGCGTACCATCTGCCGTGACGGCATCCCCAATCTCCGCAGCCGGGTCTATAAACGCGCTTCCAGCCTCATATGGCTGATATCTGAATCCTCGCAGAGCCAGGCTTGCAAGGATCGAATCGGCTATCGCCTGAGTACCAGCATCATTCTCGCACTCAAGCACATATCCGCTTGCCCCGGTCGCGTCCCCAGCGTAATATACTTTGTCTTCTCCGTTTTCAGTCTGCCCAGCGTGTAGGATAACGCCGCCGACAGTTTCAAGTTCTCTACCAACGGAGAGAGACTTCATTCTCTTTTGAAGGTCAAACAAGGGTGTACCACCCCTCATTTCCAAATGTTATCGCGTTGCCACTTTCGTCTGCCAGATAGTTGCCAACGATTACAGGCTCAAAGCCGTACAAGGGAACGAGCAACAGCTTCCCGATGGGGGATATCACAAAGTTTCCAGCATACATCCCGGCAATCTGGGCAAGAACCTCGCGCATCGTATAGGATGACGGGAGATTGATGATGTGCGCCGCAGTCATGATGTCATAGGTTCGTTGGTCAACTTCAACGCCAATCGTCTCGGCTATCTCATCGACCACATCCGTGTCCACTTTGGGCCAGTCAGCATCCGTGTCCGGGTACACTTGCGTCCCCTTAATCATCGCGTCATACCCGGTGAGTACAGTCGTGGTTTCGTTCCCGTGTGTACTTTCCTGACGAGTGTCTACAAAGAAGATCCCCTTCGTCAGCCACTCGCTTGCAGTCGTACCGTCCGTGACTCTCGTCTGTACCGTGAGTTTAGCCATCTTGGGGATGTCCGAAGAATTAGCTATCACTTCTACGTTTATTTCCCCGGACGGTGCAGTTCCAATAGTGGGCTTGCCCTGTAGAGAGGGAAGGTTGGTCTGGAGAGAGAACATCTGGCTCTCGCCAAACGTGCCAGCCCCCTCTATGATAAGTTGGTTCTCAAACCAGTGCGGAGTGGAATTGATAAGCTGCTGATAGGTTGCAGATGTTGCTTGCATTCCACCGCACCTCAATTCTCAATCAGTGGGAAGGACAGACTCTGCAAGTCCTCACCGTTTTGCCTGTGAATGACATAGGTGGTCTTCACGTTGTTTGTGTATACTGACATCACCTTGGCTGTGTTCGTGTTTGGGTACGGAGTCACGCGCACATAGAAAGATTCCAACTCAAAATACTCAAAAAACTTCGCAACTTGAGTTCTCTTGAGCTGGACAGTCTGCACGTTCATCTTCTCCTTAATCGCAACCATGCCACGATGCATAAGGCCGCTCATATCGCGCCCAGCGTCCGGGGAGTCCACGGAGTTGAGCGAGAAAGTCAAACCTTGCCATGCAATGTAAGGCGTGATGTCGAACCAAGTCGTGCCGTTTTTACTAAACTCAACCTTCAATCATCACACCCCCCATGCGCGGTTAAGCCTCTGCTGTCCCGCCTTTATTTCTCTGCTGTCGAGGTAGACCTTCACAGACACATCGCCGCTGTTGCTTCCATTCGCAGCCAGTACCGCATCGTACACACCTTGCCGAATTCCCTCTACGATATCGTCATTCGTTGCAACCGTGCTTCTGCCACCTATAGTGCCGACCATTTCCGGGCCAGCCTCGTTTGCGAAGAACAGTTGGCCCTCGGTAGGATGACCGCCAGAGGCGAAGCCTTGCAGATAGATACTGCCGTCATTCTGCATCTGGTTGACTCGGCTGGTGAGTCCGTTAAAAATGCCAATCCTCTGAAGCGCGGAATCTATCCAGTTACAGAAAGACTGAATCGGGTAGAACAGGCTTGTAAAGATTTGAGCCACTTCCGTTCCGAACCCACGGAACCCATCAAGCACCCAATCAACAGAGGAGCGAATTCCGTTCACCTTCTGTTTCGTATCACCAGACTGCGAACTCACTCCAGCCAGAGCCTCGGTGAATTTATCGGTTTCCTCGGATGCTTTCTTGGTCGTGTCCGCAGTCAGCCCAAGGGTTCGCTTAAGCCCGAACAGGCCCTCGTCAGACTCCTTGGCGGCAGTGTACATATCGTTGAACGCTCTCTGGTCTTCCCTCAGGTCATCCGCAAAGTGAGTGCCAATGATATCGTCAATTATGTCAAGAAGCACTATAAAGGCATCTTCTATAAGATTTCCAACGCCGACAATTATGTCCGCAACAAGCACAACGATGTCATAGAGAAGCTGTGCAAAGCTACGCCACACTTGGCTCCAATCTCCTGTGTTAAGGGCTGTCAAAATGTCAAGGATAAGCGTAAGCGTATCGGCAAGAATGGTAAGCCCATCAAGAATCACGTTTCCGCAAAGCACGAAAAAGTCGGAAATAAGATTGGTCAGCGCACCATCGTTTGTAATAGAATCGCTAAACCGTTGCCAAGCCTCTTTGAGCCTGTCGAAAGCCTCTTTGAGCCTGTCAATAGCGGGTTGCAATTTTTCCTTGATGTTATTGATGAACGTAAGCAGCTTCTCATTGATGGGCGTATCAACCATTTCATACCCAGCCAACGGATTTGTACCGCCTCCACCACCGCCATCAGACGGAGCGTTCAGCCTGTTTATCTCGTCAAACCCAAGCAGTTGGTTTTTCCACTCTTTAGCCGCCGCCGCACCACCTGCCATCGTATCGGCAAACTGTGCCGCAGTAGCATTGGCTTTCAGATAGGTTTTGCCAGTAAACGCCGCAAGCAGTTGCGAGATAGCATCAGCCGCTTTAGTGACGAGATTGATAAGCGTAATCAGCACAGGCTCAACAGCCGCAAGCAACGAGATAAACGCAGAACCAAGCTGACCCTTCATCTGATTGCCAGCAGATTTCATGCGGTCAAGAGACTGCGCGAATCTGTTGCCCTCTCCGCTCATCCCTTGACTGAACAGATAGGCTTTCTCAAGACCCTCTTGGAATGCTTGCGAAATGCTCTTGAGGATGCTACGCAAGATGCGATAGAACGCTATGCGCTTAAGCGATGCTACCAGCGTACCAAGAGGCCCTTTGCTCTTTGACGCTTGCTTGGATAGATTCTTAACGCCGCTAGCAGCGTCATTCGCGGCTTTCTTTGCTCTTTCAAGCGCAGCTTCGGTTTGCAAAATCTGATTGCGGAGGCTGTATGCTTTGTCCGTATCGCCAGCGTTGAAGGCTTGTTCCATCGCCTCTCTGAGGGACACCAGTTTCGCTTCAAGCACATCAATCGCGCTTGCGTTGCTTATCAGTTCACGCGAACCGTCAGGAACAGGGACAGGCGGTTCCTTCGGCGTAACAGAACCACCTCGCCTAACAGCACTCATCGCAGATCCAAGACCTTGCAAATCTACGCCTTGCAGTTTTGCAAGAGAAGTCACCATCTTGTCGAGATTGGAAATGGCTTCCGGCGTTATAGTTTGCGCGGCTGTGCCAACACCTTCCACACCTTTCGCCAACGCATTGAACGAACCAGCCGTGACCTTAAGACTCGTCAGCGTGTTCATGGCATTAGCGAGCGTCATCACATGACTGCTGTTTTCGCCAAGCAATTCAGCGGAGGTCGCTACGTTTAGCATGGACTCTGCGAACTTATCATATTTAGCTGTGCCGCCTTTGAAAGCCTCGTTCACAGCTTTAACAGCCGAAGCGAGTTCCTTTAGCGCGGCGGGAACGCCAGTAAGGGCGGTCTTTAATCTGCCAATAGCAGTAGCTACGCCGTTGATTTCAGCGTCAGCGCCGCTTGCGTTATGTTGTACTTTTATCTCAAGCGACTCTAATGTATCTGCCATTTAATCACCCTTTGATTTCTTCTTTCGCCGTTGCTCTCGCACCATAGCTTCCATAGCCGCTTGCATCTTCGCATTTTCTTCCGCTTCTCTGCGCTTCTTCTCACGCTCAGTCAGCGGATAGATGTCTATCGGCTTCTCGATGTAATTCTGCTTCTTGCTTCCACGCTTTGCAAAAGCATTGGCTAAACAAACAGCAAACGCATCGAAAACGTACAGACCTTGAAGCCATGCCTGTTCGTTGTCAGCTTCACGCTTCAAACGATAGGCTTTGCGATAAGCAACTGCTAAATAAGGAGACTGTTCCCAATACTGCTCATATGTCATTCCCATAACGAGGTATTGCGGAAAAGCCTCCTCAAAAACTTCTTCGTATGTGGGCGGTTCTTCCGGGGGATCTTCCCTCAGAACTTGACCGCCATCTTGCGAGGGTTTGCACCTTCGTCCTCGCTTGCGATAAGAGTCTGGAACGGCGCGGCATACAGTTTGCCCAGATACGCCATCTCATTCTCATTCAGACCACCAAGGCCATCGAACAGGATCTTGTCCGTCTGCTCTTTGGTCATGCGCGGGTGGTGCATCAGAAACGCTCCCCAGAACAGGAGCGGGATCATCGTCATGGACTTGGACTCAAGCTGGTTGACATCCAGTCCGGCATTCTCTGCCTTAACAACGGACTTGCGGCTATACTCAAGGGTGTACTCGCGCCCCTCATCGGGGTCGGTAATCACCATCGGTTTCAGACTCTCTCTCTTAGCAGAACTCATCTCTTACTCCTTATACAAGTTGGGGGCGGTGTAGTGCCGCCCCGTTTTTCTTGTGCGTTATCAAGTAGACGCAGCCGCAAATTCGTAGTCACCCTGGGGAGCGATGTTCATGTTATTCTCCAGTACGGAGTCAACATCAGCACCGCCAAAGCCAAGAGGCAGAGGCTCACCGGGGAAGTAGAAGCTGTCGAGGTCAGAGCCGTCCTGATAGGCGATCTCAAACCACATCTTCTTGTCACCCGTAAGAGCCGCATAAGCGGAAACGCAAGCCTCCCAAGCGGTACGGAAAGCCGCATAGTCATTCACGGTGAGCTGGATAGCGCCGCCGGAATCATCAAGGCCGCGAATATAGGTATGGTTCTTGGTCGCACTCAGAGGAGTGGACTGAAGCATGTTCGGGTCGTTGAAGATTGCGGGGATGGCCTTAACGCCGGGGATGGTCGTAAAGCCAGAAGTGGGGCGAGTGCCAGCAGACGCTTCTACGGCATACTTGACGAGCATTCCGGCAGTAGAAACAGCATTAGCCATTAAGCATATCTCCTTATTTAAGTAGTAGGCATCGTGTCTCCACCGCCTATTACTCTGCGGTATCGACTAATGAGTGTGAACGTATCGCCCGTGTCAACATTCGTCTGTTGGAATCGGCGGTAATACAATCCACTAAAAGCCGCATCAGCCAGAGCCATGATGCCGTAGGCTTCTGTTGCGGCAGTGTTCGCTTTGTTGCTGACAACTTGAATTTCGTACACGCTTTCGTACTGGACATCTTCAAAGTCCAACTGCGTGTTGCGGAGAGGGCGGCTGTTGTCGATTTCATGGATGAGACAGGCCGGGAACTTCGCCGGGGACGCTACCATGCGGGAAGTGCAGTAGGCGTTCGGATATCCCGCTCTGATCGCGTTCACGATGCGCGTGTATATAGCATTGCGACTATATGTCATCCGAATACCTCCTTAACGATGCGGGGCATTTCCTCACGCATCTTCTTCTCTGCATAGTACATGGGCATATAAGCGGGAGTGCCTGTGTAGCGCACATGGTCGTAATACCAGAAGCCTTTATTAAAAAGCATCTGGCTGTGTTCCGCAGACCACGAACCCCATGCGACAGGAACGGAAGTGTCGTAGTGTGCGCTTACGCCATCGCCAGTACCAAACTCGATGAAGTAGACATCCGCACCCTCCATGACGAGCTTGTAGCCGTTGTCGATTTTGACAACATCTACTCTCTCAACGGCGTTCCCCTCTTGAAATCGAATACCATTGATAATGGAAAGTGCTTCTTCTCTGCCAACCTCTGCAATCCGTTTGCAGACCTCATCCAGCTTCGGCTTGATTTCCTTCTGGTATTTCTCCAGTTCCTTCAAAGCCTTGTTGCAAGACTCTTTTGAGAGTTCAATCGTTATGGTCTTCATCCGTCTCGACCTCTGCCAGAGCAAGCACCACTTGGTTAATCGTGCGGCTCACAGCCACGACACGATAATCAAACGGTTCGGTGTCGGGATCTGTCTCAACCCAGAACACAGTCTGCGTGTTGAACGGAGTCTTGAGGTCTTCCGTGGTAGCCGTCCGTGCGAATGTCTGCGTGAGTCCGAACATGGCGATGTCAGCTTGACCTCTGCCGCCGGACACGTTCATGAGCGTCTTGACAGGCTCGGTGTAGCTGACCTCATACTCGCCAGTCAGATTGCCGTCATCGTCAAGCAACTCGGTCACGCCATTGTAGAACGCATATGCGACAGGGCGCTTGTTGCGCTTAACAGTTCTCAACTGATAGCACCCACTCTCACAATCGGCAGTACATTGTTGTGAATGTAGTCGAGCATATCCGAATACTTGAAGTCACGGTGAACGCCGTTTTCAACCGACAGTCCTTGACCTTCCGCTCCAGCATGAGTCCATCCGACCACAACAGCGTAAATCTGGATGCCCTCATAGCGGCTCGGCACATCAGTCACACCTTCGGGAACACCGCCCACAAGGTGATACATCCACGCCAGAATCTCGTTCCCGGCGATTTCGATGTATGTACTGAGCGTTTCATCACTCGGCATATAACCGCTGCCGTCTTCGATAAGC